GTGGTGGCGACTGCGCCGGTGCCTGCTGGGGTGTAGGGAATCGCATCAGTCGTGGTGCGCTTGGTGACACCAGATTGAACGACGGGGAACTGTTCGGAACCAGTGAGAGCAGTCGCTGCGGGAAGGGAAGAAATCGGAACGCCCATGATGTGACTCCTTATGCGTTGGTGGGCGACACAAGCAGTTCTGCGCCCATGATGTAGATTTTGACAGGATCGGTGCCGCTGATTTCGTACACGCGATCTCGAAGCTTGGTGGTCATTCCAAGGCGACGCCAAATGACGCGCCTACCGTACTCGCCGATTTTGCCCATACTGAGCCAGTGCTCACGTGACCACGTGTGACCACCATCATCAGACCAACGTAGACAGACCTGCGGGTCAATTCCCGCTTGACCGTTGTCGAACGGGAGTACCGCCAACGAAGCCTCGGTCAACAAGTCAACACCCGATTCCGTAAGCAAGTCGACGGCATCTTGGGTGGTCAAGATATAACGAGTGTAGGTGTCGCCGTCTAGACCAACACCCGTTCGGCAGTCAAGCTGAAGCGAATGGTGCGCCGTGCGCTTGAGGTTGTTCTGCCCAGTTGGTAGTGCGCGCCACGATCTAACCCATCGCTGATGACGGTCGTAATCGGCGTACACGTCAAGGCTGTACTCGTACACGTTCCCGTTCTGGTAGTCACCCACACAGATCTGCCCATCGAACGCCATCATCATGTGACCGCGCTGCCGGGTCTGCTGACCGTTGTACCAACCGGCCCTCTCATGCCACGCGCCCGTCGACACGTCGTAGACCCAGGTCGCATTGGCGCTGGGGAACGTCAGGACGTAGAACGCATGACCGTCCATCTGGTAGGTGTACGCCACCGCATCCGAGATGTTCTCGTACTGCTGGATCTGCCACTCGACAGCATGAGTCGAGACGCGCTGACCCGTGTACCCGTTGGCGCGGTACACGATGCCCTTACCGCGGGCGTCAGCACCCAGCCAGAACAGTCCGTTGTCCAGCTTGGCGACCGAGAACGTGGCAGCACAGCCGATCTCGTTGAACGCGCCTTGGATGCGCTGGAGCGGGAAGTCGGCGTTGCCGCTGTTGTACCAGACCTCGACCGAGTTGGTGCCAAACAACCAGACCTCGGAGTGGTCCACGATGGACGACACCAGACCGTCCGGGTCACCCTCGGCGCTGGCGAAGTCCAGCGGGTCGATGCTGGTCGGATCCAGCAGAGCAGTGACCCACACGCGCTGACTGTTCGGTTCGATGAAGACGAAGTAGCCGTCGAGGTAGCTGACCGTCAAGGCACCGGGGAAGTCGGGATCAGTGATCTGCCCAAACGTGTTCGTGTTGACGTTGTAGACGAAGCTGGGACCGTTGCAGGCCACAAACAGATGGATGCCGTCATCAGCCATGCTGACCGGGCCGTCATTGGCGACAGTGCCCAACTCGGTCACAGACCCGAACTGCGACGTGCACTTGTAGAGCTTCGATCCGCTGACAACGTAGGCGTTGCCACCCACGACCCGCAGTCCCCGGATCGGACCAGCGCCGACAGTGGCGAGGAGGCTCAAACCCGGAGCGCGTTGCAGGAACGCGGGCTCCTTGCCACCCTCGGGGACAATCTCGGGGAACAGGTTGACCATCCGGTTGTCGGCAGCGTTGACCGACCGGGCGACGTAGGATGATCCGAGGACGGGCGACTTCATTACTGGTTACCCGCGTAGATGTTGTAACGCTGACGAGTTGCCGTGATCGCATACGGCAACGACATCACGTCATCCGGGTTGTTGATGCGCTTCAGGTTGCGCTTGCTCGTCATGGCAATCCGCTGCACCTGCGGGGACGGCTCTACGCCGAACTCGGGTGCAATTTCCATCGCCAAGTTGTACGCGAACGCCCTCATGTAACCCGGGGGAAACGCAAGTGTCGTGTCCAGCGTGGCAGGCTGCGACAACTCCTCAACCGAGATGAAGTGCCACTCCAAGTCCCGCAGGGGCTTGGGGTAGATGAACATCTCGATGTCGGGGTAGGTGTTGTTGATGAACATGACCTGGGGGTAGGTCGATGTCACCGTCTTGACCGCGATGCCGTCGTACTGCGACTGGTTGATCAGCTTGAACCCGTAGCTCACGTTGGTGCTCGGGTCGCGGAAGTAGCTCGAGTCGTCCAGCAGGATCGGGCGGTTGCCGACGAAATCGCCACTTGGACCCAGTGTGCGGCTGATGACACCGGACGGCCAAGTGAACACCTGATCCTGCGTCGAGTAGACAGCAAGGCGCTCGGTGGACCACGAGTCGAGCATCTGGTTGAGCGCAACCAGAGCATCTTGGGACATCTCGGCAGTCGGAGTTTCACCCTCGGCAAGGATGCCGAGCAGTCGGAGCGATCTGTTGATCTGGTCGCCTGCGGTGTAGGTAGCCATGTCAGGTTCCTTCGGATTCGTCGCTTACCGAAGCCAGAAAAGACGGGACTTCGTTGGGCTGTTCGGTTTGAACCACTCGGCGCGTGTACTTGCGCTTCGGTGCCACCTCTGCCACTGCGGCAGGCGTGTCAGCATTGTAGCGCGACCAGCCGTTTTGTTCATCCTGTTCGACTTCGGTCAGGTTGATGGCAATCTTGGCCCCATGCACCGGGTGAACCATGACGACGTTCATGTCAACTCTCCATAGAAAAACAGGGGCTGAAAGCCCCTGCTTCAAGACTCACCTGACGATCAGGCAACCTTGTAGACGGTCCAAGCAGCGTCAGCCGTCTTGCGGAAGCGGAACAGTGCGCTGGAGGTGACTGCCACGGCGACGAAGGCGTTGCCGCCATCGGTCAGGCCGGTAGCGGTGGCCAGGGTCACAGCACCAGACGAGGTGCCGGTGTTGACCACGTTCAGGTCGAAGGTGCTGCCGACAACAGCGTTCGGCACAGCAGCGTCAATCAGAGCAGCGGTCGGCAGCGTGTAGGTAGCAGCCGAGGTGCTGGGGTTGGCAACCAGCATACCACCAGTCACTTGAGCAGCGGTCAGGGTTGCGGTAGAGGTTGCGGTCTGCGGAGCAGCAGCGTAACCCATGACGGTTTCGGCACGGTTGCCTGCGCCCAGTTGATAACCGCCTGCGCCATTCGGGAGAGCCATGATAAATCCTTTCAGTGTTCAGTCGAAGAAAGGGGCCGAAGCCCCTGTCAAGATCAGCCCCAGATGCGAGCGGCCATCTGCGGACGGATGGTGCTGTAGCCGTACAGGACGTCAACACGGCACGGCAGGCGGTCGTTGTTGATGTCGTACTGGCGCACCACGCGCAGGCTGATGCCGTTGTGGACAGCACGGCTGGCCATGTCAACACCCTGCGGCAGCAGGAGGTCGGCGGTGGCGAAAGCGATGGCGTCCTTGTGGTAGACCATGTTCTGCGGGTACTGGGTCGAAGCAGCACCGACGAACACGACCGCCTTGCTGTTGGCCGGCAGAGCGTTCACGGTAGCCAGCGGATGCGAAGCCGAGTAGATCGGAGCAACGGTCACGGTGGCGGTCGTGCTGCTGGTCGAGGAGGCCAGAGCGACGAACTGGAACAGCGAGCCGGTGGACTCACGGGTCTGCGGGTTGACGGCGTAGCAGTCAGCGATGGTGAACACGTCACCGACGTTGATGGTTTCGCCAGAGCCGACGGTCAGGGTCAGGGTGGTCGCACCTTCCGAGGTCACAGCAGCGCCGGTGGTGTTGCCAGTGGCAGCACGGGTGCCGGTGGTGTGCAGCTTGATCGACTGAGACATGTTGATCTCGTCAAAGCCCAGGACGCCTTCGCCCATCATGCCGTTTTTGAACTGGCGGCTGATGACGTCGGTCGGGTTGAACAGACCCTTCAGGCCATCGACCAGCGAGGCGTTGGCAGCCGGGTTGACGGTGGCGTAGCGCGGCTGCATGCCGGCGGCCTGCTCGTTGAGTTTCTGATGGGCTTGCAGCAGCACCAGAGCGGTCGAGGGGGCCGAGCCGGGGGTACCAACGGAAGCACCGATGGACTTGTAGGCGTTGGCAACGTCGGCATCCACGCTGGAAGCGAGTTGGCTGATACGCGGCTTGAGCACACGCTCTGCGAAATCGTCCAACTGCATCGTCAGTTCAGCAGCGGTGAAGTTCACACCGATGTGCTTCTGGCTGGAGACGGTCAGGGTGGTGTACTGCTCGTTGTCGTCCTGAACTTGCAGGGCGGCACCGTCGGTCACCAGAGCGCGGTCGGGCAGGCGGATACGCAGGGTGGAACCGATCTTGGCACCTTCAACAGCGAAGCTGTCGTCGTACTGACGGTTGACGTTGCGGGTGATCACGAGGTTGTTCTCCAGGATCTGGAGAGCCTTGCGCGTGATCATGTCAATGGTAAGAATACTGTTGGACACAGCGTTTTCCTTTCAACTTAGCGGTTCTTGAGTGCCTGCATTTTGGCAATCTGGCGGCGTCGGTCAGCTTCAATCCACTCCGATGTGCTCATGGTCTTGGTAGACCGAGGATCGGTGGTGTCAATGACACCGGATGTGCTGGCACGGGCGCTTACCGGACTGATCGGCGCAGGCGCAGAGGTGGTCTTTTTCTGGGGAGGTTCGGCACCCAATCGCGCCTCAATCTTCCCAATTTCGCGTGCTTGCAGCAGCGGCGACAGACGGGAAATGCGATCTGCTTCCTTAGGGTTACTACCTAGCCAATAGGCAAGGTCTGGACCCATGTCGGACGCCTTGATCGTCTCAGCCATCACATCGGTGACTCTAAGCTGCGGGTTGTACGCGACTTGCTCGAAGTCGTCATACTTGGTCCGGGCTTCTTCCTCACGCTCTGCGTAGGCATCTTCAACCTGAGCACGCTGCTTTTGAAGTTCGCGCTGTGCGATCAGTTCTTCGGCCTTCTTGACAGCCAGTGCTTCCGCGTAGGCTTCCGGAGACTCAAACTGATCAAC